ATTTTACTTATCGAAAGCTTCCCAATCTTTGGAAAATTTGAAAAAGATGCTTGGCTATATCAAAACAGGTAGAGTTAAGTTTGAAGGGCAGTATAAAAAGAGTAGAGAAAAAGAGGCTCTTGACTACTTGCAAAGGACGATAAACGAAAGGGAACAATGAAAGTAATCTTTTTAGTAGATGATTTTATAATTGAACCTTTAGGTATAGGATACCTAGGCGCTGTCCTTAAAGAACAGGGACATGATGTTGACCTAGTAAAAACTTATGGTAAATTTAGTATACCTGAAGAAATAAGACATCTGCAAAAAGAAAAGATAGTTTTTGCCTATTCAGTTACTACAGGAACACACCAATACTATTTATCGCTAAGTGGTTTAATTAAATCATTTTTCGAGAATAGTATCTCGGTATTTGGCGGTCCACATCCTACGTACTTCCCAGAAATTCTTAAAGATGGCAGGGTGGACTTCATTATAAGAGGTGAAGGAGAGGTATCGTTTCCAGAACTCGTACGGAAAATTGAAAATAAGGGCGTGTTGCCTGACTTTAAAAAACAGAGCGATTTTCCCGGGGTTACTTCTCTTATTGAGAAACTGGACTCGATACCTTTCCCTGACCGAGATTTGCTTTACAAGTATGAAAAGAATTATGACAACCCGATTAAGAGTATAATGACTATGCGGGGTTGCCCTTATAGCTGTTCTTACTGTTATAATGTGCTTTACAAAAAGTTGTACCTAGAAAAGGGACAAAGGTTAGTTAGGTTTAGAAGCGCCAGAAATATAATAGAGGAGTGTAAAGAACTTAAAGACTACCCTCTCGAGATGATTTACTTCCAAGACGATGAATTTACTGCTAACCCTAATTTTAGAGAGTTGATGTGTTTATACAAAGATGAAGTAGCTATTCCATTTCATGCCCAGATAAGGATAGATAGGGTAAAGGATGAGAATATAAAACTATTAAAAGAAGCGGGTTGTCTTGGAGTAACGTTTGCTATAGAATCAGGGAGTGAGAAGATAAGGAAAAATTTACTAAATAGACATATGACTAATGAACAAATCCTTAACGGGGTTAAAATACTTAGAAAGTATAACTTAAAGTTTAGAACAGAAAATATGATAGGTATACCGACAGAGACTAAGAATGATATTTTACAAACCGTAAAGTTAAACATAGAGTGTAAACCAGATGTAGGCTGGTCCTCAATTTTCCAGCCTTATCCTAATCTGGAGTTAGGGAATAAATGTATAGAGATGGGGTTATGGAAATGCGATGTGGATAAATTTAAGCCGAGTTTCTTTGATGAGACTGAGTTAAAGTTTCCCAAAGCTCATGCACGTTTCGTAAATAACATACAGAAATTTTTTGGTTTTATAGTGAGGCATAAATGGGTATTGCCTTTTATCAACATATTAAGTTTTATACCAGAAAATGAATATTTCGTTAAATTCTATAAATGGTATAAGCAAAGATGTTATGATAAACTTTATGAAACCCCGATAGAGGAGGAGACATGTCAAAAGGTAGAGAAGAAGCTCTTGGCGTGGGGGACAAAGGTCTTAGTAACCCCGTCTTTCCCAAAGAGATGATGAGAAGGAGATGGTCTATTAAAGAAATAGTGAATATAATTTACGACGATTTAGCTCGTAATGGTAAGCTAAAGCAAAGAATAGTAACACTCGTAAATGATGTTAAACAAGGAAAGGAGGTGAAAAAATGAGTGTACCCATAGCGGCAGAAGGACATGTAGGAATAAGAAAAGAGGAAAGTTTTGGGAGTGGTGGTGCGGCTGTAGAATTTCAGCCTATTTATAGTGAGGATATTACTATAAATAAAAATTACTACTATGGTGACTTTATCATGAACACGCAGTCACAAGTAGGGAGTAGGCTGATGAATGTTGGACTTGCAGGTTCGATAACTTTTCCTGTTTCTCCTGATGGTCCTGAACAGTGGTGGATAGCGGGTATAGGGGGTGCTTCATCTCCTTATGCTCCTGACAGACCTTTGAAGTCTTTAGTGTTAGAGATTGATAAGGAAACAGCAGCTATTTACACTTCAGGGGATATGGTAGCATCTCTTGAATTTTCTTCGAGCCAATCAAATCCGTTACAGTGTGTGGCTACAATTGAAGGTAAAGGTTATCAGAAGGATACAGCATCTTCTCCTTCTTTTACTTCAGGAGATGACCCTTATCTACATAACGAAGCAACTTTCGAAGTAGATGATGTAGAATTAACTGATGTAACGGCTTTTACTCTTTCGATAAATAACAACTTAATCACGGACCTTTATGCTAACCAAAAGGAAAGGGTCGATATACCAGCTTCTAAATGTGTTATCACGGGAAGTTTTACTAAACTCTTCCAGGATACAGATGAGTTGGACGATTTCTTAGCTGAAGACCCAGTAAAGCTTGAGGTTACATATGCCAGAGGTAGTAATTCGTTTAAGTTTCAGTTAAATAAAATCAAACTTGATAATGCAACTGAACCACTTGCGGGTCAAGGAGATTACATAGCTGAGACATTTAACTTTACTGCTTTTATTGATGACGTTGATAATGACGTACTGACTTTAACAGTGGTATAATGCGCAGAATTAAAAATCGCGCTAAAGGAGGAAAGAATGAAACTCGTAAATGTAAAAGAGACTTATGATGTAGTTTATCCAGAAGATGGAGTAGCAAAAGAAAAACAGCCTGTTTTTAGTTTACGTAAACTAAGTGCTGGTGAAATAAATAAGATAGACGACGAGATAATCATAAGTGGGGGTGATGAATCATTTTCATATCTTGGGGGTACAGCCTCAAAAAGGAAAATCGAACTCGCCCTAATGGACTGGAAAAACATAGAGGATGCTACAGGTAATATAGTTCCTTGTAGTTCTAAAAACAAAGAATTGTTACCTTCAGCGGTACAACAATTCCTCGTTAGAAGAATCGATGAAGATAATGGATTAAGGAAAACGAGGAAAAGGGAGGAACTAGAAAAAAACTAACTAAGGCTACGGAACTTTTATTATCGGGGGTACCTTCGAAAGGCGTTTGTGAGATAATGAAAGTTAAGCGATTACCAAAACCGTTAATAACTTATTTGTTCTGTAGCCCATCGTTAGATGGAAATTTAAGATGTTTACCTAGAGAAGGTGGTTATTACGACCAAGACTATATAGACATTTTAAACTTCCAGATAATTGAAAGGAGAATAGTTGATTGGCAAAGAAGGCAAGAAAAGAAAACACCAAAACCTAAACAAACTAAGGGGAGGGTTTCTATTCCTTTAAAGGATTTGGATAAGTATGAATGAACGAATACTAGAACTCCTTATAAAAGCTAAAAATGCAACAGGTCCCGGTTTGCGCGAAGCCCAAAAAGCCGTTAGTGGTTTCGCCTCTCGCGCTAAAAGTGCTATGCGAAAATTTGGGGGGATAGCGGGTTCGGTTCTTACAGCCTTTAGGAATAATTGGTTAGGCGCAGTCGCGGCGATTTACGCTGTACAAAGAGCTATCAAGAGCGTTATAAATGTAGTTCATGCCTGGGGTGTGGCTACTTCTGCTATGTTTGAAGGTTTCGAGGTTCAGCTTGAAACGACTCTAGGTTCTTTGGGTAGAGCCAGAGATTTAATGAAGTGGATATCAGTTTTTGCCGCTAAAACTCCATTCGAAATTCCTGAACTTGTCGAAACCTCTATTCTTCTACAGAATATCGGTTTAGATGCTAAGAAAACCTTAGAGATTGTGGGTAACACAGCTGCTTCTTTTGGTAGAAGTATAACAGAAGTGGGCCAAGCCTTAGCCAGTATGAATAGGATGGTTCTACTCCGCTATGGGTTGGATGTTAGTAGAGAAGCTAATAAAATTACAATTCGCTACGCAGACCAGTGGGGTAAGATACAAGAAGTTGTTAAAGAAGGTGGGTTAGAGGTTCAGAGAGCAACCCTCCTATCTATTTGGAATGAAAGATATAAAGGGGGCATGGAAAGATTTTCAAATACCTTTGAGGGTATGTGGTCAAATTTACAAGACGCTATAACGATGTTTAAGGATAGAATTGGAAAGGCAGGTATTTTTGACCATTTAAAATTGGACCTGAAAGCATTATTAGATTTACTAGACCAATGGGCCGAATCTGGAAAACTCGATAGAATGGCCAAATCTGTATCTAACGCTTTCGAGGCTTTGTACGCAAGTGCAAAGAGATTCGTAATATTTATAGTGAGGGGAGTAGGGCAAGTAGTAGATACCTGGAACGAGTTGAAACTTTTAGCTAACTCTCTCAGAATAGGTGTTTTAAAAATAGCTCTTGCATGGCAGCATTTACGTTTAATAAGAGACCCCCTTAGGTTTAGGGAACACTTAAAAGAATTGGATAGGTTAAAGAAAGAGATAGGAGAAATAGAAGAAGAGAACGAGAAACTAGCCGCGCAAGCTATAATTGATTATTCCGAGAAGTGGGGCGGTTCTCTACAAGATGTTATTGATAAAATAGACGCTATAAGAGCAGGTTTGGCAGAAAAAGTTCCAGAAGCCGTTGAAACTGCTACTGGGGCTATTGTGGAGGGTACTGAAAACGCTACAGAAGCTATTAGTACCTTTTCTGAAAATTTTAAGTCTAAAATAAACGATGCTAGGGATGCAGCATTAGATTTAGGTTCAAGGTTTGGTGAAGTTATGGTAAGCCAAATAGAGACCCTTTCTAACGGTATAGGAGAAGCCTTTTCGGGGATGATAATGGAGGGGGAGAGTTTTGGAGAGGCTATGAAAAACGTGTTTAGAAATATGGCTTCTCAATTTATACAACAAGTTACTTCTATGATAGTTAAGTGGATGTTATTTACTGCTTTAACAGGCGGGGGAGGTGGTGGTTTTGGTTTAGGTAGTCTTTTTGGAGGGCTCTTCCGTCACAGTGGAGGCATGATAAGAAAAGCCCATAGCGGATTAGCTCCAGATGAAGTTCCAGTAATAGCGCAATCAGGGGAAGGAATACTAAGTCGTAAAGGTATGCAAGCTTTAGGCGGGGCGTCAAATCTTAATAGATTAAACTCAGGAGAATCAGTAGGGGGTGCCGGTGTAGTAAACCATAACTATTATATTCAAGCTGTAGACCCACGAAGCTTTTCTGATTTAGTACAAAGAAACCCAGAAGCTGTTGAAGTTGTTGTGAGTAGAGCTATAGGAAGAAATTCTAGTTTAAGAAAAAACATGCAAGAAGGATTGGCATAAATGGGAACAGAAGTTTTTACAGGTGATGTAATATTAGATTTCGAAAAGGTTAAAATCTACAGGACTCTAACTACCCCTTTTGAAAGTGGTAAGGAACAAAGAAGAAGTAAATGGACGCGTCCTAAACACCAGTTCAAATGGGGATGTAGAGGTAGAAATGAGGACCACGCTGATTATGTATATAACTTCTTCAACTCCATGCAGGGTAAGGGAGATAGTTTTTACTGGGAAGTAACCGATGAAAGCCCTACGAGTCAAAGCGGTGATGAGCATGTAGGGACAGGAGATGGGACAACTAAAACTTTCTACTTAGACCGTTACCCGGTTATAAGCGGTGATTGTAACTTAACTGTTGGAGGAATAGCTAAGACGGAAGCTGTTGATTATGATGTTAACTACACTACAGGAGCTTTAACTTTCGGAACTGCCCCGACATCTGGAGATATAATTACCGCTACTAGTTACCGTTTTTACTATAATGTAAGGTTTTTGGAGGATGAGCTAAGCCGGCAAAATTTTGCCTATAAACTTTACAATTTTGATATTAGCTTAGTAGAGGTGTTGTAATGAAACAACTTCCCCAAGATTTTAGAACTCAAGCTTCAGGTGATTATAATAAACCACTAGAAATAGTAGACATCTATTTAGACAACAACTCTTATTACTTCGTATCTAACAATACAGAAAACATAAACTTTTATAACGCTATAAGTGGAGATTCCGTTACTTATTATGCCGCTCCAGTTTCTAGAGAATCTGCTAGTTCTTCAGCTGGGTTAGACATAGACAATGTTAGGATAGGATTAGCTAACGTAGATAAGACCTTGGTCGGTTATTTACAAGCTGAGGAATTTAGAAGTAGGAGAATTGTTATAAGACAAATCTTTTCAGATTTATTAACCAGTTCGGGAGACGCAGTAGTTATTTTTGACGGGTTAATGGATTCTCCAGCGGTAGACCAAAACTGGCTCTCCATAACAGCTAAACCTAGAATAAGTACCTTAAAGAAAAAAGCTCCCGGAAGATGGTATCAGCTACCTTGTAATTGGAAATTTGGGGACCAGTATTGTACAATTGATGTAAGCGACCCACTGTATACGAAAAGTAAAGTGGCTGGAGCGGGGTGCTCAACTACTAGAATTTCGGGGGATGACTTATCAGAAGGGAGTGGTTACTGGAGAAGAGGTTACGTAAGATTTACATCGGGAAATAACCTTTACCAAAGAACCACTATTAGAAGTAGCGGTGCTGGGTATATAGAATTAGATGGATTTTTACCCTATACCCCCTCTAGCGGAGATACATACACAGTAGTTGCAGGATGTGATAAAACACTATTTATGTGTAGTGGTGATTATGCTAATGAAGCTAACTTCGGGGGTTTTCACACTATTCCCGAGAATATGATAATAAAAGGCTAATGAATAAAAATATAGAAAAATATGTAGGAATTCCTTACAAACCTAAAGGTAACTCTTTCAAAGAAGGTATGGATTGCGTTACTTTGTTGTATACGTATTATGCAGAGTTGGGTTATAAATACGAACTCCCTGAATATACTTACGATGGAAAGTTTAGACCTAGTAACTTAAAACAGTATGTAGAAAAAATGAGAGAGTTAAGAAATAAGAACACGATAATAACTGATATAAAAGATTTGCTGGAAGATGATTTGGTTTGTTTTTCTTTGAGTAGCACTTATGTTGATTTAGCAGGCGCGTATGTAGGTGAAAGAAAATTCCTATATATGCCACACGTTGGAAGGAGTTGTTTAGCAACCTTTACTCCTTTTTGGAAATTAAAATTTAGATACGGAGTAAGATTATGCCCGTAGTAGCAGCGGCAGTAACCGCGATAGTATCATTTGTAGCTAGCAATGCCGCCATTATTTTAGTAACAGGGGCGGCTATTGCTTATGGTATTATGTCTGCTAATAAAGTCGGACGTCCTAATTTCGGCTCTGTTGGTGGGGGTACTGCTGGTTCTCCAAGGTACGGATTTGGGGCTCTACAAAATACCACAAGTTCGGAACTACCCTTACCAATACTTTACGGCGAACTTGTTATGTATGGGAATAACATTTATCAAAGTGAGCCGGGAGAAACAGTTGACAGAGCTATAGCCCTTTGTGAAGGAGATGTTAATAGCATAACAGCTGTTAAAGTAAATGATACCGCTATAGGAGATATTGATGGTTGTTCCTACACTGCGTATACGGGGACTTCTACTCAAACCATAGATAGTAGATTAACGGGGGAGGTTTACGGGTTAAGGCACACCGCTTATTTGGCAGTAACCTTAAAAAGTGGAGATAAGTTAAAAGGAGGTAATCCGACTGTCTCCTGTTTAATCCAAGGAACCAAAGTCAGAACTTGGGATGGTTATGTTTGGAGGGCAACCAAAACTTATAGCAATAATCCAGCAGCTTGTATTTTAGATTTTCTTACTAACGACAGGTATGGGTGTGGTTTAGCAGACTCTGATATTGATTTAGATAGTTTCGGTAGTGTATATGAGTATTGTAATCAACAGGTGGATAATAATGATGGGGGAACTGAAAATAGATTCGAACTCGATTTCGTAATAGATTCGCATAGGTCGCAGATTGATATATTGGGGGATATTTTAGCTACGTTTAGTGGTTTTTTAGTTTGGAATCAAGGTAAACTTTATTTGAGAGTAGAAAAGAGTGAAACACCGGTCCAAAATTTCAGTGAAGATAATGTTATTTTGGATAGCGCCAGTTATTCTATAATAGATAAGGACCAACTACTTAACAGGGTTAAGGTTTTATTTATCGACCCAAATAGTGAATATACTAAAGTTTTTGCTATTGCTGAAGATTTAAACGACCAAGACTTAAGGTCGTCGTTAGAGGGAGGGAGAGGGATAATATCTACGGAAGCTTCTCTATTAGGTATTACGAGGCAATCACAAGCTTTAAGAATGGCTAATTACTATCTAAAAACCTCTCGTAAAAACGGTACGGTTCTTAATTTTAAAACCAGTATAGAAGCTGTTCATTGCGAACCAGGGGATGTTATATCTGTTACGTTACCGGATTTTAACTGGACTAATAAACTATTCAGGATTGTTACTATAAAAGAAACTGAAGATGACGAAAGAGAATTAACATGTAAAGAACATTACAATGATGTCTACACAGATAGTTACGGGGCGGGTTTATCTTCTATGGATATGCCTACTACGCCTATAACTGAATATGAAAACAAACCTTTACCTAATGTAGGTTCTGTTACTATTGCAGAAAGTAACTACCTAAATAAAGATGGTACTTACTGTTCTGATATAGACGCTACTTGGGACGCCTTAGCCGAGGGAGGAGAATATTTTTCTCATTATATTGTTGAGCTTAAAAAAGGTGGGGAGGATTATATAGAAGTAGGAGTTACGCAAGATACAAATTTTACTATAGCTGATGTAGAAACTAACATTACCTATTACGTAAGAATAAAAGTAGCTAATAAAAACGGTTATATATCCTCTGGTACAGTCTCTAATCCTTTAACTGTAAGCGGTAAAGCAGGTTCTCCGAGTAACGTAGGAAATTTCCAAAATACTTTTACCGATGAGATAAAGCTTACTTGGGATGCTGTTACAGACCCTGATTTATGGGGGTATGAGCTAAGAACGAATGATACGGTCTGGTCCTCAGGGGATGTTTCTAACTTAGTTTGGAGGGGTAATGCTGATAATTATACGATAGTAAGACCTTCTTCCAGAACTCCGGGTACCTATTATATTAGGGCTATAGATAGAAGTGGAAATTATTCTTTGGCATCGGCTTCTACTACTCCAACTAATACCGCGCCAGATGCTCCTACTATTTCAGCAGAAATTTGGTTTGGGTATGGAAAGCTCGAATGGAACGATTCTATGGATTCCGATTTATTGCACTATGACGTTTACGTTTCGAGAAACAATACTTGGGGGAGCGGTGATGATTATTTAGAAGCTAGGGTTAAAGGTACTGAATGTATAATTCAAGGAGATTCTCCGGTAGTAGGAAGTGGGGATAGTGGGGGAAGTAATTACTTACAGTCAACTTCCTTAATAGGAAGTGGGGATAGCAGATTTGAAGGCGATTCAGTTGTTATAAGCAGAGGTACAGGAGTAGGTCAAACAAAAACTGTAGTAGGTTACGATTCCAGTATAGGGAGAATAACAGGAGATACGGTTTGGGACGTAAATCCTGATGCTACTAGCGAATGGATGATAACTGATAATAGATACTATAGGGTGTGTGGGGTGGATTCTTTTGGTAGCGGTGACTTTTCGAATATTGTAGGGGTCCCTTACGTTACATTAACTGAAGACCAGCTTGGTGATGAAATTATAAGGGCCCGGAACATATACGCGGGTGAAGTTATAACCCTTTCAGCGCAAATAAGGGACGCGATAATAAACAACGCCCACATAATTGACTTGTCAGTTGAAAAGTTGACTTCTGGTACAATAAATTCAGCTGAGATTATTATAGGTAGCGGGGGTCAAATAGTTAGTGAAAATTACGTTTCGGGAGATAGCGGATTCCGTTTAGATGATACTTACGGGTTAGAGGTTTGGTCGGGATTCATACAAGGTTCAGTTATAGTTGAAAATACCATACCCGTTGACAGGATACAGGCTTTTCAAGGAGAGGTATTTAAAATAGCCTTGATAGCTAACTTATTATTCGGAGACGATGGCGGTGGGAAACAAACTTAAAATAGGAGTATATTATGGCTATTTATGTTAATGCAGGAGGTGGTGGAACTACCACTGGTAATATAGCGGCTAACGCAGATACTGATGTTACTTTGTTTACTACCCCTAACACGGCTAACCAATTGTATTTGATTACTGTTCAAACCAGAATTGATGACGCTATTGATGCTACTGAATACCCTAATAATGATTTTGGGTTTAATCAAACTATGAAGGTTGGTCCTAATGTAGCCGTAAAAATAGCTTTAGCGAATGCTGGGGGGAATGCCGCGCATTATACAGCTACTTATCAATACGTGGGGATTATTATAGACACTAATTAAATTAAGGAGGGGCATGGCTAACATACTTATTTACAAAAGAGATACGGGGGAGATATTTGGGGAACATTGGGGCCACCCTAATGATACTGACCCATTAACAAAAGAAAGACAGTTAGAAATGTTGGCTTCAATGTACCCTGAAGAGTTTTACGAAGTCGGTATGGTAGTTAGTGAAGGGGATAATTCTGTATTTATTCCTGATGTTGTGGAAAGAAAAGAAGTAGTAGAAGAAAGAGTTAGAAAAAAGAAAGACGGGACGTTTGAGAAAGTTAAATTAAAGAAAAACAAAAAATTTATTAAATCTAACCAACTTTCTAAAATAAACAAACTCCAAAAACAAAGACCTGAATAATGAATCAACAAACCCACGACCTAATAAAACACATAGCTAAATTAGAAAGAGAGATATTGGAAGCCAGGACTAAGTATCACGAAACAAAAGCCAGACACAAAAGTGTGGTTAGGCAATTATCTGAGAATTACCATGATAAGCAAGGTAAAAGATTTGAGGAGTTAAACTTTAAAATAGATGAGTTGTTAGATATTACTGGGCAACTAAAAATGGAGGAGGTACCGAATGAAAAGGTTTAAAACGTTTGGCTTTTTTTGGTGGTTGTTGATTTTATCTTCTGCTACATGTTTTGCTGATACTGTAGTTGCTACCCCTGATGTGAAGAGTACACTCATCAACTCTTTGCTGACGGCTTTGGCAACGGCTCTTGTAGGCTTACTTGCCTGGATAGGGAAGAAGGTAGGTAAATTTGTTAACGCAAAGATAGAAGATATTGATAATGACGTGTTACAGAAAACAGCGTACGTAGCTGTTAGGTACGCCCAAGACGCTTTTAAAAATGCTACAGGCAAGGAAAAGTTTGGAAAGGCTTGTTCTTATGTGGCAACAAAACTTCCGGGAGTTAGCGGGGACGATATTGAAACAGCTGTTCACGCTATGTATATCAACTTCTCAGGCGAGATAACAAAAAACGAGTAGGCGACGCTTGGTATAGAGATATTAAAGCAGTAAATACTTGGCGTCGCATTTTTAAAAACTTCACTTTCGTAGGTGAAGGGTTCGACCCCGATTTCAAAGAGGATATGAAATGGGGAATAAAATTTAAGATAAAGTGGTAATAAGATTAGCCCCTAAAAAACAGGGGCTTTTCTTTTGGTCATGAAAAGGTATTGTCCACATATAGAAAGTGGGGGAGAGGGGGGTTTTGAGGGGATTTTCTATATATAAAAAGGATACTTTGATGTGAATCGCGAATATATAGGAAAATATAGTTATATTTATTTACCGTCAATAAGTAAAGAAAATAAAAAGTTAGAAAAAAGTTGACGTAACGCTTGACTATTAACCGGAAGTCCGTATAATTAAATCATAAGGTTGACAGGCAACAAAAGATAAAAGGAAGTCAGAAATGAAAAAAGAAAAAATAATCAAAAGCGCAAAAGAGGCAATAAGAAAAGGGTTCGGCAACTATTACGTAATGAAAAGTTTAACTTGGAACGATTTGCTTAAAGGGTATGAAGCAGGAAAGAGATTAGTTGACTATCAAGAAGTTGAAGTATTAAGTAAAATAGCACTTTTAGGATAAGGAGGTCAAAGATGGCGTTAGGAAGAAGTAGGAGCGGAGGCAGTTCACAAAAAGATTATATAGTTTGCACTAAAATGTTAGCGGTGTTGAAAGATAAGGAAACGGTTTACAAAATGGAAACGATAAGAAAGGTAAGGCGTCAACTTTTAAGAAGGAGTGTAGAGTATCTTAAGGGGTTAAGCTATGACGACATTAAAAGTAAACTTGAAAAGGGGAGAATAGCATGAAAGGGTTAAGCAAAGAAGCGGTGGAGAGGATGGAAGGTTTGATATCGATTAAAGAGTGGTGTAGTTTTAAAGAAAGCGTTTACGAGTTAGTAAATGATTTACTCGAGGAGGGGTTTGAAGAAGGAGACATAACTTTATTTTTAACTGGACACATAACTAGGTTAGTTAAATTTTGTGGAAAGGAGTTATAAAATGCCAGTTGCTGAATTGCCTAAAGAGTTATTAACAGAAGAAGTTTTTAAAAGCGGGTTCAGGGGGATATTTGTTGGGGGTTGTATAGAAAGAAAAGAAGGGAGTAGTTTCAGGGGTAAGGCACATGCGCATTATGTCAAGTATAAAGGAAAGCATCAAAAGTACGGGGGTTGGATTTGTATACGGAGCGCTAAAAGGTTAAAACAGAAAAATTTATTGATACATGAATTGGCTCATATAATTACAGGGCAGGGGCATACGAAAAAGTTTTATGAGTGCGTAAGAAGGTTAGGCGGAAGTATAACTAAAAATGATAGACGGATAGCGCCGAAAGCTACGAGGGGGTTATAATGGGGAAAGAAAGAATTTCAGATAGGTGTCCTTATTGTTTTAGTAAACTTATTTCTAAACCTAAAATGGCGCATGAAATATTAAAGATGATAAACTATCCTGAAGAAAAATCAATTTACAATAGCGGTGTTTTTACTAGGGGGGAGATGTACGCGATTTATAGGTATATAGTACGAGCGTCTAAAAAGCGGAGGGGGAGTTAAAATGAGAATGTGGAATGTCGACCCAGCTTTATTATGTAACAAGCATTTATTAGGTGAGCATGTAGAGATGCATATGTTCGCGGGGTGTATTAAAAAAGGGAAAAACTTAAGGGGGTTCGTAGAAAAAGGATTAGTCGAGGTTGATAATATAAAGAAAAGGCATACGGCGTTAGTGGAAGAGATGGAATGTCGAGGGATGAATCACAAAAGTGATTTAAGCGCAAGTTTTAAGGGTCCGGGGTGGGTAGATGTAGAAGTGAGTTATTTTGAATTGAGTAAGAGGTGCGAAAGGTGTAGGGATAGGATAGCTACTGTTTTTGGGGATAGATATAAACAAAAAGGAGGTCAGAAATGAAAGGTGTTTTAGATTTTGATGTCACGAGGGAAAAGATTTACTTGAACGACGAAACAGAAATAAAGGGAAAAGAGGCTATAGTGAGGACTGATAACCGAGACGTTCTCGGTATAGTAACTCCTAAATATAAGTTGGTAGAGCATAGGGAGGTGGATAAAACCTTTACCAGTATTAGCCTGTTACGTAAAGAAAAGGAGCATCTTTGTAAAGGGGGACAGCTCGCTTTTATCGATTATAACTTAGACGCTCTCGGACGTAGGAGTAAGATTGAGGTAAAAAAAGGAGACGTGGTTAAAATTATGTTACGCGCTTTTAACTCCTATAATAGAACTACTGGAGTGGGTTTTATGTGGCGTGTGTTACGACTGGTTTGTACTAATGGAGTTACGGTTCCTAAAAGCGTAATAGGTTTATCTATATCGCATATGGGCGGTACTGTGGTAAATAGGCTGGAAGAAAAGCTGATAGATAGCATGCCGAAAGCTATGGGGTTCGCGGGTAAATTTAAGGAATGGTGTGAGGTGAAGCCTCAGAGGTCGAGTATCGAAAAGTTTTTTGAAGATTGTCCGAGCCTCTATAAAGGGGTAAAAGATGAGTTGCAAGGGAGAAGTATTGTGGAGAGTGAGAAAGAGGGGCTATGGGGGGTTTTTAACGTTTTAACCCACTATATATCACATCAAATAAAGCCGAAAAGGGGGAAGGATTTGGTATTAGCACAGCAAAATAAAGAGTCTAAAGTTTTAGATTACTTCTATAGGTTTAACTGGTCTAACTAAGAGAGTGAGGAAAAGATGATTTGTAAACATTTTATATACAAAGGAGATTATTGTAAGATAGCGGAAAAGAGGGGTTATAAGCAAAAATGTTTAGTAAATGGGATAATAGAAAAATGCAAAACAGCAAAAAAGGAGGAAGATGAAAAGGTCGGTGATAATACTTTTACTGGTGTTATTTCAGGGGACAGCTTTTGCACAATCCCAAACAGCGAGTTGGTATAGCGTAGAAAGTTGTAAAAAAGAAGGAACCTGGCAAAGGTTCGGAGGGAGGATGGCAAATGGAAAACAATTCTCAGATAATAATAAAACTGCAGCATCATGGGATTACTCTTTCGGAACAAAGCTTAAAGTTACTTGCATCAGAACAGGTAGAAGCACAATCGTTGAAGTCACGGATAGAGGACCGAGTAAGAAGCTCTATAAAAAAGGGAGGGTTATTGACTTATCAAAATCGGCGTTTGCTTCGATTGCTCCTCTCGAGTGGGGTATTATCGAAGTAAAAATAGAAGAAGTATAAAGGGGGTAAAATTGAAAGAAATAACAGTACAATTTTGTTCTGATAAACGTATATCTAAAACCCCGTGTTTATTAGTACAGAATGAAGACAAATCGTGGAGCGTTTTAATGTATTTTAAAAAAGGTAAACACGCAGAACAAAAACACTACGACTACCTAATGGAGTGTTTTAAACGAGCAATGGTCGTAAAAGGAGGAAAATTATGATAGTTGGTAAAAAACAGTCGAGGTCGAGGTCGGGGTCGAGGTCGGGGTCGAGGTCGTGGTCGAGGTCGTTGTCGTGGTCGAGGTCGTGGTCGGGGTCGTATTAAACCAAAAGGAGGAACTAAAATGAAAGTATTAGTCGAAACTCAAGAAAATGAAGGCCTGGAAAGTTTGGTGGGTAAAGTAATAACGCTGTTCTGTATCAATTACATTTACACAGGGAAGCTCGTAGGTATAAACGAAAGTTGCGTGAAATTGGAAAACCCGAAGATAGTGTATGAAACGGGCGCATTTACTGATAAAGACTGGAAAGACGCACAGGCATTACCGCACAAATACTATTACGTGATGAAGTCTGCGGTAGAAAGTTTTGGCGAGATGAAATGAAACGCTGTGAATGCGGCAGGAAATATGGGTTGGATGCGGGGAAATTAGCGTGTTTAATGTGGGGCAAAGATTTCTTGGTTGATGTTGTCAGAACTGCCAAGATGATAGCAAAGCATGCAGACAAGATAATCGTGGAGAAGGAGGGAGATGAAAAGTCCAATTTGCCCAGAACATAAAATATCACTTAATTATACCGACACTCAATATGGGAAACGATATTATTGTCCTGACTGTGATGTTGTTTTATGGGAGGGTTCAACTTCTACTCCAGCAAACTATGAAACAAGGCAACTCCGAATTAAACGCCATGCCCTATTTGATAAAAGATGGAAAACAAAAAAAAACAACGCAACCAAGCATAACTTGAACTTTCTTTTATTTTGGGAATAGACCGAGACAAATGTCATTTTGGAATGTTTGATAAAGGAATGTGTCTAAAAGCATTAAGCGTTTTAAATGGTGTGAACAAG